TTTATTTGAAACATATTCAACATCATCTTTTGAATTAGCGTTTTTATTCAATTTATTATAAAAAATGCAACTTTCTTTTTCTTTTTCTTTTTCCTTGGCTGCATTAGCATGATCATTAGCATCAACATCAGCATTAACATCAGCATCAACATGAGCATTAACATCATCATCAATTATTTCACAATCAAGCCCATAATCATAATTTTCACATTTATCAATATATATATTTTTACAATCATTTTTTACAACAAAAATCCGCGACACAACGTCCAAATAGGTAAAATCAATAATATTCGATTTTTTACAATAATATTCAAAATTTGAATAATCATAATTATAAGTCATAATTATTTCTCCTTTTGGAGTAACAAGTTTAACATATTTATATTTAAGCGAATTCAAAAAATCCACACCTAATACAGAACTTTTCAACGCATTAAACTCGTCTAAATATTCAAATAAATAAGGATCATAGTCATATAATTCTTTATTTAGATTATACTTGTCAACAAATTGATTTATCATACTTGAATATACATAACGCGAAACAAACGCAACTGAAGAGAATAAAGCGGAAACAAAAATAGAAAGAAGGATCAGCATATTAAATATATTATTAAAATTTACATTATTAAATATAATTTTTGCATATATATATATTTGCTCATTATTCATAAATCCATAAGCCGTCTCATAATAGTCCATACTATTATAATCACAAACAATAACAGAATATTTATCAAAATGATTTAAAGAGTTAGAGAGATTGGAATAACCACAGCTATTACTATAACCAAGATCAAGCATAAGTGTAATAATAATAATAATAATAATATTACTAGCTATTATTTAAATAATGTTATTATATTAATTAAATAACAATACAAACAATAAATAATCAATATAATAACATGTGTTACTCTATTTCAATTATAACGGACCTTAAAAATACAAATCAAATTTCATACAATAATGAACTATTAAAAAATATAGCATCAAACATCCCAAATTCATTATTATATAACGATTATGAATTAAGCGGTATAAATAACTACGTAAAAAATAATTATTGTAGCACAATCATCGAAATAAATAGCGAAGACAATGATGCAATAAATGCTATAGTTAATATTATAGAATTAATAATACATATAAAAGAACTAGCTATTGAATATATTTATAATGATAATAAATTAATATATTGTTCTAAGAAATATATTAATAATCTTGATGCTAATTTACATAGCAAAAAAGATATACTGCAAAAAATAGAAGAAAATAAAAAGCATATTGAATATAATACAATTTTTAAAGCTCTTAAAGTATATAAATCACTAAAATAAATTCTTATTTCTTATTTCTTATTTCTTATTTCTTAGCTCTTTTCCTTTTATGAGTTCGGTTTCTCCTTCTTTTCTTACGTGTATGCATCTTATGACTTAATTTAGGATTAATATTAGGATTTGGGTTAGGTGCAGTTTCAGCAATAGCATTTAGAGCTGAGAAATTAAATAGTTTGGAAGAAATACCATTATGAGGCAATGCTCTCTTTTTTGTTTTTTCTTTTGACTTTGAACCAAATAATTTCTTGGGCATAAGCGTAGCGGGCATAAGCGTAGCGGGCATAAGCGTAGCGGGCATAAGCGTAGCGGGCTTAAGCGTAGCGGGCTTAAGCGTAGCGGAAACAAGCGTAGCCATTTTCTTAGGAATAGTTAATGCTTTATTTACTACTCCATGCTCCTGCTTTAATATATCAAAAAGAGATTGATTTTTAGAACTCATTTTTTTCATATAACCTTGCAATGTGTCTTCTTCTATTTTATTCACTATACCATTATCATTAAACATACCCATTATTTTTTTACCTTTCTCTCTCTTACTATCTACATCAACAATATAATCTTTATGTACAATAGGTTTTCCATTTAACATACTCAACATTGAACCACTATTTTTTATTTTTATATTCATTACACTATTACTTAATATAGTATAATAAAATAAAAAAAAACAAATCAAAAAAAAACAAATCAAAAAAACAAATCAAAAAAAACAAATCAAAAAAACAAATCAAAAAAACAAATCAAAAATATAAAAAATTGACTTTAAGTAAAAAAGTTAAAGATTTAACCTATACTAATAATAATACTATGTTTGGCGGAAGCAATATTATAGAATTCATGAAAGTTCTAAATGAGCTTTCAATAATAATGAAAAATAAAGGCGAAGTTTTTAGATCGTTAGCATATACAAAAGCAATAAATGAGCTAAAAAAATATATGTCATCAGAAAATGCTAGTCCTATTAACTCCGCACACGAATTAAAATCACTAAATTTACCAAATATAGGCAAAACAATTCTGGAAAAATATGAAGAATTTTTAAAAACCGGAACATTAGAAGCAATCGAAAAAGAAAGAGCTAATCCAATAAATATTTTTGCAAACATATACGGCATAGGCCATGTAAAAGCCAACGAATTAGTAAATTCAAAAAATATTAAAACATTGGATGAACTTAAAGAAAGACAAAATGAATTACAAGAAAATAAATTACCATTATTAAATAAGAAGCAACAAATAGGTCTTAAATATTATAATGATCTATTAAAAAGAATTCCTAGAACTGAAATTAACGAATTTAAATCATTATTTAAATCTAAATTCAGAGAAACAATAATTGAAAATGGCGAATTAGAAGAAAATCATAAATTTGAAATTGCGGGCAGTTACAGACGAAAAGCAGAGAATTCAGGAGACATTGATTTAATATGCACGTCTTACAATAATAATAAAACCGTTTTTGCTAAATTCATAGAAAAATTATTTTCAAAAAATATATTAATCGAAGCATTGTCAAGTGGAGAAACAAAAACCCTAACAATAGGAAAGCTACCAAAAGAAGGATCTATTCCGCGCCGATTAGATTTTCTATATGCCCCACAAGAAGAGTACGCTTTTACATTACTTTATTTTACAGGATCAAAAGATTTTAACACAGCGACAAGACAACATGCCTTAAATCTAGATTTAACATTAAGCGAACATGGATTTTATAAAGTAATACACACAACAAAAGCAAAGCAAGAAAAAATTCAAAATTTGTTATTCAAAACAGAAAAAGACATTTTCGATTTCTTATGTATGGAATATAAAGAGCCACAAGACAGAATAGACGAGCATTCAGTAATTTTAACCTTACCTATTGAAGAAATAAAAAAACATATAGAAGAAAAAATTAAAGTAAAGCAAGAAGCAATAGCACCAGCACCAGCACCAGCACCAGCACCAGCACCAGCACCAGCACCAACACCAGAAACACAAGAAGTAAAACCAGAACCAGCACCAACACCAGAAACACAAGAAGTAAAACCAGAACCAGCACCAACACCAGAAATACAAGATGTAAAACCAGAACCAGAAATACAAGATGTAAAACCAGCACCAGAAACACAAGATGTAAAACCAACATCAGCCAAAAAAGATACATTAAAAATTAAAATGCCCAACTCAAAAGCCCAAACACTTAAAAAGTATACAAAAAAAATCAAAGAAGCAATCCTAGAAAATCTAAATAAATTTAAATCACAAGGTATAACAGCATTAGCAATATTATCATTAGAAGAGCTAACAGCAATGTTACAAGAAGCTATCGATAATTACTATATTTCAGAACTTAAAGAAAGCAGTTTATTAACAGACAACGAATATGACATATTGCGCGAATATATTTTGAAAAAAGACCCATCAAATGCCCTAGCAAACGACCAACAAACACAAATAAAAAATGATAACACAAAAGTAAAACTCCCTTATGAAATGTGGTCAATGGATAAAATAAAACCCGATACAAACGCGCTAACAAAATTCAAACAAACATACAAAGGACCCTATGTAATATCGGCAAAAGTCGACGGTGTAAGCGCACTATACAGCACAGAAACAGGTAGTCCAAATTTATACAAAAAAGGCGACGGCAAATTCGGCTTTTTGATTAATCACCTGCTCCCATATTTAAACTTGCCAAAAGAAAACAACATAACATTGCGAGGCGAATTAATGATCAAAGAAGAAACTTTCAAACTTAAATATAAAGGCCAATTTAGCAATTCGCGAAATTTCATAGCCGGACTAGTCAATCGCAAAAAACTAACACAATTAGAAAAAGACATATTACAAGATATAGATTTTGTAGGTTATGAAGTAATAATGCCCCAAAATCTAAAACCATCAGAACAATATAATAAATTGGCAGAATTAAACGTAATAAGTGTTAAAAATATTCAAGCATTAAACTATGAGCAATTAACAAACGACTATTTATCCAATAAATTAATCGAATTTAGAACCACTTACGCATATTCTATTGACGGCATAATTTGCATTGACGATAATTTACATGATCGTAAAAGCAAAAACCCCGAACACGCTTTTGCTTTTAAAATGGTATTAACAGACCAAGTAATAGAAGCAAAAGTATTAGACGTGCTTTGGTCAGTATCAAAAGATGGACTATTAAAACCACGGGTCCAATTTGAACCCGTTACAATTGGCGGCGTAACAATAACATACGCAACCGGTATTAATGCACGATTTATTGTAGACAACAATATTGGATTAGGAGCATTAGTAAGTCTAACAAGAAGCGGAGATGTAATACCAAAAATTACATCTGTAATAGTGCCCGCACAAAAACCAATAATGCCCAGCACTGACGAATATGATTATGTATGGAATGCTACAAATGTGGATATTATACTGAAAAATATAAAATCCGATCCGCGAGTTAATGTAAAATCAATAGCTAAATTCTTTAAAGACTTAGAAGTCGAAGGACTAGGCGAGAAAAATATTGAAAAAATTATAAATAGCGGCGCAAATTCAATCATTAAAATAATAAATTTATCTAGCGAAGACCTAATGAAGGTTGAAGGTTTCCAAAAAAAGATGGCTACAAAAATCAAAACATCTATCCAAAAACAACTAGAAGAAGCAAGCATAGCAAAAATTGCGGCTGCATCCAATATATTTGGACGCGGTTTAGCTGAACGAACAATAAATGCAATTTTAAAAGCAGAGCCAAACATTTTAATTCCTGGCGCAAGCGATGAAGAAAAAATAAGTAAGGTTAATGCAGTTGAAGGTGTGGGAGAAAAAACAGCATTGCAATTTGTAAAAGCAATACCCGAATTTGTTGAATTTATAACATCAATTAAGCCTAATTATCAAACGCAACAACCAACAATACAAACAATACAACCAACACAACCAACACAAACACAAACACAACCAACACAACCCAAAGAACCAGATCATGCTTTAAAAAATAAAATAATTGTATTTTC